TATTCAATTTACGGCCCGGGAGAACAGAAACATCGTTTTATCCCGACGGTTATAGATTGTCTGAATTCAGGATCAGAGATGATTTTAGATGAGAAAGCTTGTCATGACTGGGTTTATATTGATTGTGCTGTGGAAGCGATATTTGCAGGCGCAACAAGAATAGGCACGGGAATAAAAACATCTAATCTTGAAGTTGTAAGGATGTTAGAGAAAATATTAGGGAAGAAACTAAAATATACTTCGGGGACATTAAGGACTTACGACAATGAAGATTGGGTTTGTAAAGAAGGTGTAAAAGATATCGGACTTTATGAAGGTTTAAAAAGAACTTACGAATATTACGCTAAATGAAAGCTTTAATAACCGGAATCAATGGACAGGACGGCAGTTATCTTGCAGAATATCTTTTAAGTCTTGGTTATGATGTTTATGGCATTGTCCGCCGTCACTCTGTTGCCGAAGATCAGTCGAGCCGGTTAAGTAATATTTTCGACCAGGTAACTTTGAGATATGGTGATATTATGGATCACGTTTCAATAGACGACGCTATAAGAGAGATTCAACCAGACGAGATATATAATCTTGCAGCGCAGTCACACGTCCGCATAGGGGCGGATATCCCTATTTTCACAGCTCAGAATAATGCTATTGGATTTCTTAATGTTATTGAGGCATACCGGAGATTTTGTCCTAAAGCTAAATTTTATCAGGCTTCATCTTCTGAACAATTCGGCACGTCAGTTGACCACGATGGGTTTCAAAGAGAATCAACTCCTATGAACCCGGTTTCTATTTATGGAATATCGAAGGTATTCTGTTATAATACTGTTAGGTATTACCGCGAAGCGTATAAACTTCATGCCTGCAATGGCATTTTATTTAATCATGAGTCAATTAGACGAGGATCTAATTTTGTAACTCAGAAAGTAGTACAAGGTGCTTGTCGTATTAAAAAGGGATTACAGGATAAATTAGAACTTGGAAATTTGAATTCTTATAGGGACTGGGGACACGCAAAAGATTACGTGAGAGCCATGCACCTGATTACTAATCACATTAAACCGATGGATTTTATTGTATCGACTGGGGAAACTCATTCGGTTCGCGAGATGTGTAAAATTGTTTTTGGTTATCTGGATTTGGATTATAATGACTATATTGTGCAAAATGAGAAATATTTAAGGCCGGAAGAATTGCCTTATTTACGTGGAGATTGTACTAAAATCAAAACACTACTAAAATGGGAGCCGGAGTATGATTTTGAATCATTACTGAAGGAAATGGTTAATTACTGGATGAATGGAATATAAAATATACAAATCGAATATTTTATCGGACATTACGATAATTGAACCAACTGTATTTCATGATTTCAGAGGGGATATTTATAGTTCTTATGATGATTCATTATTATCATTGCTACCTAAAAACATGAGATTTATTCATGACAAGTTCGTTACTTCAAAAGAGGGTGTGTTGCGTGGCATGCACGGGGATAATAAGACATGGAAGTTGATTTCGTGCGTACATGGGGTAGTCTATGCTGTTGTCGTTGACTGGAGAGGTATATATCCTACTTTTAAAAAATGGGAATCATTTGTACTTTCACCAATAAATCAAAAGCACATATTAATTCCTCCGGGTTTTTTAAATGGATATTATGCCTGCAAAGATTCGGTATATCATTATAAATTGGCTTATAATGGAAAATATGCTGATGTAATGGATCAGATAACAATGAAATGGGATTCTTTAGGAATTATTTGGCCTTGCACAAATCCGATACTCGGAGAAAGGGATAAATTATGAACGAATTACACGAAAGAATTATTGAGATTTCAAAAAAATACCATTTATCTCATTTAGGATCAAATCTAACCTCGGTTGATATAATTGATGAGATTTATAGGGTAAAAAAAGAGGATGAGCCATTTATTTTAAGTTGTGGTCATTGCGGAATCGGACTTTATGTTATTCTTGAAAAATATTATGGTTTTGATGCTGAAAAACTTTATTTAAAACATGGTACTCATCCAAATAGGGACTTAGAACATAAAATCTATTGCTCTACCGGATCGCTCGGTATGGGTTTTGGCATATCGATAGGCATGGCACTTGCAAACAAGTCTAAAGATGTCTATTGTTTGATTTCAGACGGAGAAGTATTTGAAGGACTGATTTGGGAAGCAGCAAATGTCATTCAAAAATATAAAATCATAAACTTAAAGGTCTATATTAATTGGAATGGATTATCGGCTTATGATATTGTTCCTAATTGGATGCTTTCAAATATCTGTTGGATATTGCCTGATATTAAAATACGTCATACAAAAGTTGAAGACTATGGACTTACCGGATTATCAGCACACTATATAACTTTATAATGTTAGCAAGACCATTATACGAGGGAATAATACTTGAGAATCTCTACAATGTTCAGACATATTTGGAGATTGGATCTTTTGACGGCGAAGGGATTGCGATGTTAAGTAAGAAATTCCCTGATAAGATATTTTACTCTATTGATCCATTTATTGAAGATGGCCATACGTCAGGAGGGACGAGGGTTGCCGTAGGAAGTCCGCTACCCGGAATAAGAGAACATTTTTATAGTAGCATAAAGGATTGTGATAATGTGTTTCACTTCGATATGACAGACGAGGCATTTATAAGAGGCAGATTATATGGACTTATTTACCCGGATATTTTGTTTATTGACGGGAACCATTCATTTGATAGTGTCACATTGGATCTTCACCTTGCAGAAATATTCGCACGAAATAAAAGATTACTGGTGGTCATGGATGACACTGTAAATATTGAAGGCGTTGCAAGGGCATTAGGTGTATTTAAAACAAGCCACCCGGAAATAGTATTTAATACATTACTTGATTACGGAGCAGTTTATTTTTATATATCATGAGACGAAAATTTGCAGTTGATTTATATGAGTTAATGAAGAAGGATAAAAACATTATCCTGATTACAGCCGATCTTGGTTATGGAGCTTTCGACAAAATCAGGGATGAAATGCCGGATCAATTTTACAATCCTGGCGCAGCCGAACAAGTGTCAATGACTATGGCAGTCGGATTGGCCTTATCAGGGAAAATTCCTGTAGTTTATACAATCACTCCGTTTCTTATTTTTAGGCCATTAGAGGCCATTAGAAACTATATTGATCATGAGTCTATCCCGGTTATTCTTGTTGGTTCTGGCAGAGGTCAAGATTACGCACAATTAGGCTTTAGTCATGATGCTTCAGATCATGAGATTCTGAAACAGTTTAAGAATATTAATTTTGTAGTGCCGGAAGAAAGTCTTAATTTACATGAAATTATATATTCTGGTAAGCCGACTTATTTAAATCTAAAGAGATGATAAATTTAGTAAGTGACACAATAGACCGGGAAGATATTAACGCATTAATTGAGTGGCTCAATAAAGAACCTATCCCGCAACTAACTAAAGGCACACTAACTAAAGAACTGGAGAAAAAATGGGCTTTTAAATGTGGTACTAATTATTCTGTATTTGTCAATTCGGGGTCTTCGGCTATCTTGTTACTTCTTGCAGCATATAAAGAGCAGTTAGGCTATAATCCTAAGATTGTGGTTCCTGCTTTAAGCTGGGCAACTGATGTAAGCTCGCCAATGCTTTTAGGTTATGATATTCGGCTCTGCGATTGTAATCTTAATGATTTAGGGTGTGATCTGGGAGAACTCGAAAGCGTTTTTAAAGTGTTCAAGCCTGATTTATTCCTTTCTGTCTCGCCGCTTGGATTAATCCCTGATATTGACAAAATACTAAGTTTATGTAAGGAATATAAAGTCACACTCATTGAGGATAATTGCGAAAGTATGGGATCGTGTATTGGAACTGGCGGGATGTTAGGATCATTCGGTCATTCCTCTGTATTCTCAATGTATTACGGTCATCATTTAAGTACTATTGAAGGAGGGTTTATAAACACAAGCGATAAGGAACTTTATAACCTACTTATTTCAATGCGTAGTCATGGATGGGACAGGGACTTGGACGTAATAGAACAAATTAAACAGCGCAAAGAATGGAATATTAATGATTTTGAGGCTCTTTATACTTTTTATTATCCAGGGCTTAATTTGCGCTCAACCGATCTTCAGGCATTTATCGGACTTAGACAATTGGATAAACTTAACTCGTTTGTGGATAAGAGAAATTATAATTTTAGGTATTATCTTAAAAACATCAAAGATAACATCTTGACTATTAAAGAACATGGTTATATTTCAAACTTTGCTTATCCGGTTGTCAGTCTTAAAAAAGAACGGATCGTAAAGGATTTACGGAAAAATAACGTTGCAGTCCGGCCACTTATTGCCGGATCAATTGGAAAACAGCCGTTCTGGATTAAAAAACATGGCAATTATAAATATCCGAATGCGGATTTAATTCATAACTTTGGATTTTATTTGCCTAATCATCAGGATTTAACTGAAGCAGAATTAGATTTTATAATAGAAATTGTAAACAGATGATTCCAGCGAAACTTTGCGGCGGACTGGGTGGTCGGTTATTTCAGATAGCAGCCGCTTATGCTTTGGCACTTGAAAACGGTGACGAATGCGCCTTTGATCTTAATATGGGTTCTGTAAGTCAGGATCATCAACCGTCAGAATACCGGAACAATGTATTTCGTAAACTCAAAGATTTACCGCCAGACTGGAAGCAAGAAGCGTATTATCAGGAACGGCGTTATAATTATGATCCTATCCCTTATCAAAAAAACCTGATGATCGGCGGTTATTTTGGGAGTGAAAAATATTTCGATAAATATCGGAAGGAAATTATTGAACTCTTTAAGGATAAAGAGACACTTGAACGTATAAAACTGGACTTTAAAAATAGTGTTTCACTTCATGTTCGAAGGGGTGACTATCTTATTAATGCCAGTCATGTTTGCGGTGAGGATTATTACAAAAAAGCTATTGAGTTCATAGATTCTAAAACTCAGATAGACAATATTTATATTATCTCAGACGATTTCTCATGGTGTGTAAAAACCTTTAAGGATCAGCGAATTACATTTATTGGAGATGTAGCAGATTATATCGACTTTTACATTCAAACGCTTTGCACGCACAATATAATAAGCAATTCTACCTTTTCCCGTTGGGGTGCTTATCTGAATGAGAATCCTGATAAGATTGTTTGCGCCCCTGCTGTTTGGTTTGGTGGTGCAATTGCAAATGAGATAACAGATGTATTTTTAAATAATTGGGATTTTATATCATGAATTATGGAACATTGGAGTAAATTAATGGACAAAGCAAGTCAGCGAATTGACACACCGGGTCATCCTGATTATGGGAAGTTTCAATATATATTTACAGCAGAAAGTCTTAAAGAGTTTGCAGAAAGTTATCATAAAGACCGAAAAGTAAAATGTATGTCATGTGAAAAAGAAGTTAATTATTCAGAAGGGGTATTTACCTGTTCTGATTGTTCAAAATAATTCATCATGAAAGTTAAATTTCATTACGCCTATCCGATCAGTTTAGATATTGACTGCAATAAAGAGGTCAATGTTTATATTGATCAATTCACCTTAGAAGACATTCCGCCGGATTCGCTTCGTATTGTCATCTTACAAGAGCCCTGGCGCACTCCAATGGTTCCGCTTGTGCAAAAGTACAAAGGCTACTATAATTACGTCCTGACCTATCAGGAAGACGTTTTACAAACAAATCCGAAAGCCAGGTTATTTCATTTCCCGAATACATGGGTTAAAAGCTATGAACCGAAAAAAGAGTTTAGCGTTTCAACTGTTGTCGGGGGAAAGAATATCGCTACATTGGAAGGTCATGAATTAAGGCACGAACTATGGAGAAAGCGGGATCTGATAACCATTCCAAAGAAATTCTATTTAAGTGGCAATGCAAAACACTCTCATACATTTGTTCCGTGGTCGGAAGTTGATTATACCAATCAGCTTGTTTTGGGTGACTCAAAGAATCCTTTGTTTGATTCGATGTTTCATATTGCAATTGAAAATACTTCAATAGCTAATTTCTTTACTGAGAAAATTATTGATTGTTTCCAAACCCGAACAGTTCCGATTTATTACGGGTGTCCGAATATCGGAGAATACTTTAATAAGGCGGGAATATTTATTGCTAAGGATTTGCACGGAATCATAAATATTTGTAATAATCTATCGGAAGAAACCTATAAAAACATGATACCTGCCTTAAATGATAACTTTGAACGATCAAATAAGTGGTGCGATCAGATGGAACAATTGAAAAATAAAATAAAATTGTTACTTAAATCGGAGGGATATATATGAAAAAACACGCAATTGATTTTTTAACATGGGTAAGTAAAAACGCCACGCCACGGACGACTTCACGCAATAATATTTATGCTAATTATTGGCAACTTAATAGCACGGGGGATTTATATAAAACTGAAGAGCTGTATGACTATTGGATTGAAATAACAAAATAATGCCTGATACTTCACTCGAATATCGTAATAAGTTTTTAAAGCGGCAACTGCAATATGACCGTAAATTCCGGGAAATATTTAACAAGATTGCTGAACAATTCGCTGCACTCTCAAACGATCCTTCTATAAGGTTTTCTAAGGCTTTTAAATATAATGGTGCAGTCAATAAAAAGATTGAAGTTATAATTGAGTCGTTTCATAAGGATGTTTTGGATCTTACTGAATTGGAAATCGAAAAGAGTTGGGGGCTATCAAATGAAAAAAACGATCTTATCGTAAAAGACTACCTTTCAACTATTGGGAAAATCAAAGCGGCGCAAAAGGCTTCATACTTTTTGCCTAACATTCCGGCACTCAAAGCATTTATCTCTGGGAAGCACGGAACTATGACACTGTCGGATGCGGTCTGGGAAATTGCAAAGCAAACAAGGCAGGAAATGTCTATTCATTTGGGGATAGGTATTTCTCAGGGGGACTCAGCACCGGTAATTTCAAGACGAATTCGTCAATATCTTAAAAATCCAGATGCTTTATTTCGTAGGGTACGTGATAATAATGGTCGTCTTATTGCAAGCAAAGCGATGTTAGCAAACAAACCGGGGCAAGGTGTGTATAATTCGGCTTACAAAAATGCACTCAGGGTGGCCCGGACAAATACAAATCAGGCCTTTTTACTTGCAGATCATGAACGGTGGCTTAAACTTCCAATGGTTATTGGTGTTAAGATTTCGATTTCAGCACAACATAAGATATATGATATTTGCGACGAGTGTGAAGGTACTTATCCTAAGGATTTTATTTGGGTAGGGTGGCATCCTTCCTGCCTTTGTCATGCAGTTGCTGTTTTAATGCCTCCAGAAGATTTTAACGCATATCTCAAAGGAGACAAACCTTTTAAGGCCGAACAAATTACAACCTGCTCAGATAAATTCCAGAAATATGTTAAAGAGAATTTTGACCGGTATTCAAAGTATAAATCGACACCTTTCTGGATCGAAGATAATCCAGAAATTATAAAAGATATTCTGAAAAAATAATTATCAGAAACTAAAATACTTCCGATTCATTGTTCTTATATCCGGTTTTGCCGGATTTGTTTTTGTTACAACTATCGCTAGTGGAGTTTCCTCTGCAATTTCAATTACCCAGTCACCGCCGGGCAGTTTCCTTGCGTGATGATCTGACGGGAGTAAATTATCCTCACATCTTCTTGTTACTGTTTTTGCAGAAACCCTCTTTCCCTTAAAGAGAAATTTTTCTGAATACTCTTGAGGTGTTATTATCATATACTGTCTTTTGAAAGACAAAGTTAAGTAATCTCATTGAACTAACAATAATATATAACCTAATTTTGTTAATCAAAACATATTTATTTTATGAAAGAAAAAATTGTAACATTCCTAAAATCCAAATTACCGGGGGTTAGTGAATCATTTTTATCGGGGGTTGCAGATACGTTCAGCAAAACCGTGAAAGAAGAAAAAGATATTGAGACCGTATTTTCAGACGGGATCATCGAAACACTCAAATTCTCTGCAAATGAACTTCAAAAGGAGGGCGACCGCAGGGCAACAGCAGCTCAAGACACTGCACTAAAAAATTTCAGGGAGAAACACGGACTTAATGAAGACGGCACTCCGATAAAAAAAGTGGGCAGGCCGAAAAAGGACGTTGATCCCGACAATTCAGATGATGATGAGAAAATCCCTAAATGGGCCGAAAAGTTTCTCGCAGATCAAACTGAATTGAAAAAGAAATTTGAAGCACAGACTCAGGAAAAGACTTTAACTGCATTATCCGAAAAGGTTAAGGCACATGAAAAACTAAAGGATATTCCTGCATCGTATTTAAAAGGTCGGAATCTGATCCCAAAATCAGAGGCCGAAATTGACCAACTGGCAGCACAGATTGAAACCGATTACAATGGGTTCAAACAGGAAATGGCAGAAAAGGGGGTCGTTCTTTCAGTACCGCCAACGGGAGGCGGGCCGGCAGGTGACAAAGTAACAATTGATGATTACCTGGACGATAAGTTCCCGAAAGATTCAAAAGTATTAATTAAATAAAAAAGTATGCAAAATTTTTCTTCAACAGATACCGAAAGGAACTTAGCCGTTGAGCTGATCCTTGAAGATATCCCCGGAGGAGGAGTAGTCGAGAAAGATGATTTCCCGACTTCGTCTACCGGGATGAAAGAGGGGGCACTTCTCGGAGTGGACTCCAGTGGGATTTATCATCTCACAAAGACAGCTATGGTAAAAGATGCATTAGCGGCAGCAGCAGTATCAGGAACATCCCAGTTTTTGATATATAATAATCATGAACTGAAGGCAGGTGAATATCTCCAGAATACCGGAAATACAGCCTCTGGAGCCTTGATAGCTTCTATCGCTGCTTCTGGTACAGGTTTCGATGTAATTACTTTAGGTGCGCTTAATGTGGCTTTGGCTGCAAGTGGCGTATTAATACAGGCTGCTACTGGAACTGCAAGGGCTTTAGGATTTCTTTATACCCCGGTTGCAATTGCAACTAATCCGGTCGATCTGACTAATGATAATAACGGTTGTGGACTTATGGTTCGTGGTCGTGTACGTACTGAAAATCTGCCTTATTTTGTTGACACAACTATAAAGGCATTACTTCCACTTGTTCGTTTCGTTTAACCCTTAATTTATAAAAAATGGAAAGATCAATTTTAAAAGAGTTAACGAAAATCAACGTAGAAGCTTACGTTAACCGCAGACGTGAAGAATTCCTCAAAAAAATGTTTTGGCAGCAATTCTTCCCCTTGAAATATACCACTCAATTAACATGGGAATCCCTTTCAGGTTCGGGTGGTAATCCTGTAATGGCTGATGTTATCGAGTATAACTCGTCAGCACCGCTCAAAACCCGTAGGGTTGTAAAGAAGATAACCGGAGATATTCCTAAAATTGCCCTTAAAAGGCAAATGGATGAAAAGGATTATAATGATTACAACATCCTAAAGGCAGTATCTCAAGGAGACGCAAACAGAAACGCACTTCTTGACCTCGTTTTCAATGATATAGATTTCTGCTATACCGGTGTTATGGCCCGTACCGAGTATCTTGCTATGCAGGCCCTCAGTTATGGACAGATTTCTCTTACCACCTCAAACAACAATGGTATCATAACCGAAGATGTTTGTGATTTCGGTATTCCTACTGGTAATAAAACAGCCGCCACCCTTGAGTGGTCACAGGCTTCTGGAAGTGTACCGATGACCGATATAAGAACCAAAGTTGACAATGCCCTGGCTTCCGGGTATCCGCTTGAGTATATGGTTTGTGATAGAACCGCTTATAATGAGCTTGTTGCTTCGACACAGGTACAAAATGAATGGGCCGTACTTCGTAACACGACAATTAAAGCACAGCCAACATTCTCGGATCTGAATAATCTGTTTGAATCCAGACAGCTTCCGAAAATAATCATTGTTGATTCTAATGTTAAGTTTGAAAGCAATGCACATGCACTTACTAATGTAGCTGCATGGAAGAACGGTTATGTAGCTTTCCTTCCTGATCTCAAGATCGGGAATATACTTCATGGCCCGATTGCCGAAGAAACCAGTGAGGCAGTAAGTAAAAAAGCAATCCAGGTTAAACGGGATCATATTCTTCTCTCGAAATGGTCAGAGCTTGAACCATTCGGGGAGTTTACCAAAGGACAGGCTAATGCCTTCCCTCGGTTTACTGATGTGGATGGGATATTCCTGATGAAGGTTGACGCTACGTCTTGGAGTTAATCATATTTCAAGGGAGTAGAAATACTCCCTTTTAATAAAAAAATATGACAAATCTCGAAGCGATAAAAGCCAAACTGAATTATCCTCTTTCTGAAAATGCTTTTATTTTGGCGTTGCAGGACAGGGGATTAACTTCGGTTGGTATTTATGTAAAAGGTCAATCATTTGATCTGGCTTATGCCGATGCGATCACTACATTAGTAACGGTTCCAAATGTCACGGAGGGGGGATATCAGGTTAGTTTAACTGATAAAACTTCGCTCTTAAAATTGGCGGACGGGATTTATACGAAATATAGTGAATCGAATCCAATTAGTTCTTTGAAGAAAACGGCAACTTTTGTACAACGATTCTAATGACTCAATACCCTGATAGTATTGTAATAACCACTGCCGCATCCGGGAGCCAGAATGCAAGCGGAATATGGACGGCAGGAGCAATAACTAATTATACTTTCTCATGCCGGGCAGAAGTGAACGGGACGGGGAAGAAGATAGTTGGGGCAGATGGGATGATGATGGATTATTCGTTTCAGGTTTTTATGCCACTTACAACAGTAGTTATTCCTGATGGGTCTGATTTTGTGCTTACTGCACTTTCAAACGGTTCTATTTCCGGTAAAGTAAAACGTGCCTCAAACGGACAACTAAACTCAAGACTATGGCTTTAAAGAGTAATTTCAACGAGGCTAAGTCAATGAAGGACATTGAACAACAAGCGGAGACACTTTATCAGAAGATTATCAATGTGTTTATTTATAATGCTGAACAATTCATTATTAACGCACGGGGACAGGCACAGGATCATGCACAGGGAACCTATAAAGATCAGACTACAAACCTTCGTAATTCAATCGGGTACTTTATTTTTCATAACGGAGAGTTAGTACACGAAAAGAATGAAATTATTACTAATAAATCAATTATCGAAGAGTTTGTTAAGCCGACTGGTTTTCAGTTAATCCTCATTGCAGGCATGAATTACGCTTCTTATGTCGAGTCTAAAGGGTATAATGTTATTTCTTATCAGGCAGATATTTGCATGATAGATTTAGCATTGCATCTCGAAAAATTGGAAGTGATAAAAGAAGGTACAGCAGCACAAATGGAAGAAACATTTTTACCATGAGCGATTATCAGACAACGGATTTTATAATAGGTATTGTTTACTCACTTTTGGGATCAATCTCAAAACCAAAGTACTTGAAAACAAAACCCTCGAAGTCAACAGCGACGGAATACATTGTAATTAATTCACTTCCGATAAATGCTAATGTGATGCAAAAATGTTATGTCAATGTTAATTATCACGTTAAAGATAAAGACGGGGGGCCGGGAGTTGGTTTATTACCTGATACCGTGAAATTGGAAGCCGGATCGGCATTAATTATGACAGCATTAACAAAAGTCTCAACAACGAGTTATCTTATTGACCTTGAAAGTCAGGAGACAATACGGGAAGAAGGACTCGGAGAACATTATTCAAATTTACGTTTTAGTTTTAAATACATTAATAATTAAAAATATGGCAGTTTATTTATTTGGAGTAACATCCGTAAAATATGGCACAGCAGCAACGGGGAGTAATATGCCTTCCGGTGTTGCACTGACCACTTTACCCAACACGGTAAAAGGAACAGTAAGTCTTGAGGAAACCGCAGGAACTACTGCAAAATTCTATGTCGATCAGCAAGCATCGCCTATTAAGGTAATTAAGACTGAAGAAGGAGAGGTGACAGCTAAGATGCAATTCTATGACCTTACTTTTGCCACAGTAGCCGCTTTAAAGGGCGGTACAGGAAATGCCTCAGGTTACACTCCTGCAACGGGATTTTCTTCAATCAATTTAGCTCTTGAAATTTTAACCGATTCAGGTCATAAATTTCAGTTCTATAATGCTATGATTGAAGCTCATCTTACAGGAGGAGGGGGAAGGGATAAGATGTTCGCACTTGAGATGAACGCAATCCCGCAGATGACCCTGGATAATACCGGAAGTTGGAAAATCAGTGCTTTCTAATTAAGAGCCTCTGAATAAGGGGCTTTATTTTATGGAAAGGCAGGTATCAAATATAATTCTTGGACTATCAGGGCCACAGGATCGCTTTACTTTAAAGTATGGTTGGTTTCGGTTTAGGTTGAAGATTAAACCAATAACAGCCAGACAGTTAATAGATATAAGCGGTGAGATTGGTCAGATAAAGTCAATTGATCAAGATAAGGAGTTATTTCCTGAAATGTTGGAAAGAACGGAAGATTTGAAGCATATTGCAAATTCAATATCAATAGCTACAGGTACCAGATTTAGGAAAATTGTTGCAAGAGGTATTCTTAAACTTGATCTAAAAGATATTCTTACTTTATTTAAAATAGTTAAGAAACAATCTGATTCAGAGGTTTTTTTTTACATTTTAATTTCAGCGAAAGGGATGATTCGGACAATAGTGAAACAGGAAAAACAATAGGAGGAGAGTCTATTTTTGGGCGACTGGCTTTGATGCGTGTAAAACTTGGATTAACCGAAAAGGAACTAATGGAAAGCTCTTGGATTTCTTTACAACTTCAAATGTATGACTATCCTTATTATGACTATAAGGCAAAGAAAACCATTACCGGAGATCAGGCCAATGCTATTCTTAACAAATATATTAAGCCATGAGTTCAATACATTTTGAGGCAGACCTTGACAGTAAAAAACTTGAAGATGCTATAAAACAGTCAAACAAAACTATAAAAGACTGGACTAAAGATATTGAGAAATCCAGCACTCAGGCCGATCAAGGTATTACTAAGATTACAAAATCATTCAAAGACGCTATCAAAGAACAAAAAGAACTGATAAAATCCATTGAACAAGACGTCAAAAAACTCCAAAAGGCTTATGATGATGCGACTGCCGGAAGAAGTAAGATGACTGCAGCTGCTGAATTGAGATCAGCTAAAAAAGCACTTGCAGAAGAACAAGCGACATTAATAGGACTTCAAAATCAACAAATAGCAGCAAATAATACTGAAGAAGGAACCATAAGTAAACTTGTGGGTGGACTAAATAAATGGGTCGTTGGACTTGTTTCTATTGGTGCTGCGATGAAAGTCGGTAAATCAATAATTGATTCAACGGCGACAACAACACTTTGGTTTGAACGTGTTGTAGCAGAAGCTAAATCAGGGGTTGAGTATTTCTTTAAGGCTATTGCATCGGGAGACTGGACTAACTTCTTTGAAGGGATGAGCAAGGCAATCAAGGGAGCCGAGGAGTTTGTTAATGAAATGGAGCGTATTGCTAATTTAAAAAATGAAGAAAAAATTAAGTCTTCAGAATTGGATATTAGAATCGGAGAATTACGTTCAGATACATACGACAAAGACTCTGTTAATAATGAGAAAAGGAAAGAAGCATTAACGGAAATTATTAAATTACAAAAAGAAGATTACGGAAATAAGGCTGCGCTTGCAAAGCAAGAGTTTGATGCTAATATTAAAAAGGCTGCTTCAGATAGTGGATTATCAGAAGAGACAATTAAGAATTTTTTAAAGGAATATAGTTCTCTTGAAAAACTTATTGAGATTGGCGAAAAATATAACAAATTAAAAGGCAAATTCAATCCATTTGAGGGGTTATCAGAAGAAAATATAAAGATACAGGCCGAAATTGACTCTTTAGGTAAAGGAGCAGTAGAGGCAGGAAAATATGTTTCAGATATTGGTAAGATTACAATCCCTGTAAGAAATATATTGTCTGATTTTTGGGCAAAACAAAACGAGGCAACTGCTGCATTTAATCAAAAAAATCGTAGAGATAAGATGCAATTAGCCCAAGTTACTAATGAAATAAAAAAAGAACAGGAAGAAGCCGCAAAAACAGAAAACCAAATTAAAGAACAACAGGATTTGCTTGCTAAAGCTATTGAAGAAAACAATCAAGTTGAAATAAAAGCCATTGGCGAACGAATAAGAATATTACAGGAAGAACTTGCAGTAAGACAAAGAATTGCCGAGGCAGCAATCGCTGCCACAATGACAAGGGAAACTCCTATCACAAAAATAACAGGATTAAAGGCGCCGACTCTCTTACCTGGAGGTTTAAAAGTTCCGAACACTTTAGCGGGCGCACCGACTAAAGATTCAGGAGATTATATCACTGGTACTGCAATGCTTTCTGAACAAGGATGGAAGAATCAAAAAAAAAGAAGCAAGGAATATGATAAAGATGCGGAAGAAGCACTAAAAAAACAATTAGAGTTAAGAGAGAAAATTGTTAGTGCCGTTTCTGCTTTAGTTAATCAAATTGGTCAGCAAGTAGGGCTTGACGAGAAGTCTATGGCTTTATTAAATGCCGGGATGAATGCTTTAACAGCACTTGAAACAGGTGATCTCCCAGGTGCGGCATTGGCAGTACTTTCTGGTGTAATATCTCAAATCCCTTCATCTGCTTCAAAATTTGAAGATCAAATTGAACACATCAATCAATTACTTAAAGAACAGGCTCGATTAATTGAATTATCCGAACAATCCGGGGGGCAATCTCAGGCTCGGAAGGAAGAAGTTGATTTATTGGAAAAAGAGAAAGCCGCACTAATAGCACGAAGAGATCATATTCAGAAGTACGGAGGTGGTATTTTCTGGACAAATGAAAAAACGCAAAAAGAAATTGAAAATCTTAATCTTCAAATTCAGGAAACAGAAAACTTAATTGAAGATGCAAGTTCTGCATATAATGAATTTATTACTGGTACTACCGCTTTGGCGGTTGCGGACGCTATCTCTCAGGGTTTCCAGGAAGGAAAAACTTCTGCGGCAGATTTCGCAGATACCTTTAATGACTTTATGATACAAGCAATTAATACAGCACTTACCGAAATGTCTAAACCGGAAATTGCTGCATGGTATAAACAGTTTGCAATTGACATGGAAAGTGGAGGCGGTTTGTCTAAAGAAGAAATTGACGCACTAAAGATTGACTGGGACAAGATAATTGCAGAAGGGAAGGCAAATAGAGACGCTGTTGAGAGTGTCACTGGTCTAAATTTAAGCACAAGTACTTCAAATACCGGACTTTCAGGGCAAATACAAAGATCAATAACCGAAGAAACAGGGACGGAACTTGCCGGATTATTCAGAAGATTTGCAGACGACGAGAGAATGGTTAGAGATTATTCTAAATTAGGAATAACACATTTGGTTGGAATTGAAGCTAACACAATGAATACTGTTTTAGAACTTCAAAAAGCGAACTTAAAACTCGATACTGTAATTTATAATACAAGACCCTCTTATTCTGGTGAATTATGAGTTATTTATTAAATAGCGTTGCATTAAGCACATACGGAGTGATAGCAGGTCATTCACCTTCGTCTAATATTGCTTTGCAGGGTTGTTTTGATATGCCTTCACGTACTGGCAGGTGTTTTTATGAATGGGGTGACGAAAACGGACTAGAACCTTATGTTGCAAGCGGGGAAATGTTTTTTGCAGGAAGGGATATAACTTTACATAGTTCAATTATTGGAACGGTTCCAGAACTAAACACTTATCTAAATTCTTTTTATAATGCTATTAATGCGGCAACCGGACTAAGTGTATTTGAGACTCCTTATTGTAGTGCTTCCGGTTATGTAAAGTCTATAACCCCTGAATATATGAACGGCGGGTGTTCTCTTGAAATGGTTTTTAGGGAACCGGTTGTTGATTTGTCAGGAACACTTCCGGCATCAGGTACAAGTAATTATACTATTGATAATATCCCATTTTTATCATTCGGGTTGTATTTAAGTAAAGCAGAGGCATTACACGACTTGCCGGAACTCAAAGAGCAGCAATTCACGAAATACGGATCAGAGGGGTATCAGATAGTAAAACGTAAAAACAATACTTTGGATTTTAACGGCTTTATTATCGGTTCATCTTTGGCAGATTTTCAAAGTAAAATACAGGCACTTTATAAATTATTTTCATCAGCCGGAACCAGAACGATTGTATTAAATAATGAAACAACAATAACCTGTTTTGCAACAGAAGGATTTAAAGTCGAAAACGTGTATTTATATTCTGGGTTAGTTATTGCTAATTTCAAAATGAGTTTATTGTGTACAAACATTGCAATTCCAACAATTTATGATGATTGGTTTCTTCCTTCAATGGATGAATTAAATGCAATGTATACTGAACTTCATTTAAATAGTTTGGGTGGATTTGCGATCGGTAGTATTGTACATTATTTTAGTTCTACTGAATTTAGTAATAGTGCAACAGATTATCAAAATTTTGTTACTGGAGCACAGCAAGCAGTTTCTAAAGCCGCTACAGCAGGGGCGTCTATTAGTATAAGGCCATGTCGTGCATTTACGTCAACAACCGTTTATGCTTTAAGAGATACTGGACCCGCTGGAGGGTTAATATTTTATAAATCAGGAAACAATTATCTTGAGGCAGCTCCTTCTGATTTATATATTTCTCAGATATGGAGCAATATAACTAATATTGAAATTGGCGCAACCGCACAAGGCACAGCAATAGGAACAGGTCAAGCAAACACAACAGCAATAATTAATCAAGCAGGACATACTGATAGTGCTGCAAAACTTTGTAATGATCTAGTAATAATACATTAATGAGCATATTAACAATATATAGACCTCCTTCGACATTAATCGCAACAATTCAGATTGATGAAAAAACTGTTTTCTATAAAAAGTTAATGGGAGAACACGTTATTAAATCTGAATTTATATACAATTCAGTAATAGACTTACAGATAGGCGATTTTATTACTTATGATAGTGAAAACTATTATATTAACAGGGTTCCAGAAGTCATTAAGATCAATAATACTACTTTTAAATATACAATCGTATTTGAGTCAGTTCTTTATAATCTTTCGAGGAAATTATTTATATCTTCTGACGGACTCGCTGATTATTCATATAATGGGACTGCGAATGATTTTATAACAAATATTGTTGCTTCCATAAATGAAATAGATTCAGGATGGACGGTAGGGACAGTTGATGCATCAAGTGAACAAACGTTACAATTTACAAACGAGAGTTGCTGGGCAGCACTTACAAGAGTTGCAGAGGCATTTGATATGGAATTTTCTTTAGTAGGTAAAGAGATTAGCTTACTTAATACAGTCGGGAGTGTTACGGCTTATGAATTCCAATACGGTAAAAATCTCGGATTATATAATTTACAAAGGCAACAGGTAAATGATCAGAATATAATAACAAAGGTTTACGGTTTTGGAGGTTCTAAAAATATTCCTTATACTTATAGATCGGGTGCAAAAAGATTAACATTTGCTGCATCAGGTACGGCCTCGTCAGGTTGTCTTGTTGCAGCCTCGTCAGGATTATACGGAGTGATTGAAGGTCAATTCACAGATGATAATATATATCCTCAAAGGACAGGAACATTAACCGGAGTGAGTTATCCCGCCGTTAGCGGATGGTCTAATTCAGATTACCTGACTGATTCTGCAATGGATTTTGATGTCAACGATTATTTAATAGAAGGACAAACAGCGGCTATCGTTTTTAAGTCCGGG